TAAGCAAGTTCTGGAACTCCATGTACTGCGGGTAGAATGCTGATATCTGACTGTAGATTGGAGACTGAGTAAATGCTGGGTCTTCCAACGCAGCACCGATTCGGAATATCTTTTCCTGTGCAGTATTGGTTGTAACCATATCGGGTGGTGGACCACCGAACTCTTTGTCAAGTTCTGCAATCTTTTGGCGATACCAGAAGTCTGGATATCCGTTAGCAGCCTGCTCTTCAGCAATCTGTCCCTTAATCATGGCATAGATGAGACCTTCAGCCTCGTTAGCCATTTCAGTAGCAGATAGATTACGGCGAGCACCTGAACGCTTCTGCCAGTTATAGTACTTGACAGAGGCTTCTCCACCAGGGAAGAAGTACGGAACCACATCTCCAGGAGAAGTTGCAAACTTAGCAGCAGCATCTGGGTTGTTATTCAACCAAGTCCACGCATCTTCTGTACCACGTACAGCCGATGTTGTGCTTCCAAGAGCAATCAAGATGTTGTTCTTGCCATAAGTCTCAGCAAACTGACGTACGGCTGCGCCGTAATCGCCAGGGTTTGCCTTTGAAATTCTATCCCAGTGTTCATAAAGAACCGTCATGGTCATGAAGCGGTATTTGTTGTCTGGGTCTTTAATCTTTGCTAGAACCTCGTTCATAGGTGTAGCAGGTGAGATGCTCTGGAATAGAGCAGTCATCCAACCAACACTCTTAGAGAGTTGTTCTGCATCTTTGAATAATCTGTTACGAGTCTGGTCATTAGCCAAAGGATTATCGCCATACTCACCGCTAGATGCTAGGTAAGCAGCCCAGTCCTTAACGCCACGCTGTACCATCTGGTCATTGCCAAATGCATAGAGGATTGTCTTACGCATCCATGATGGAAATACGATGTCATCTGGACTATCTGGTGCTCCGAATGGAGTAACGATGTCGCGCATGATATCCCATGCAGGACCGAACTCATCAACTTTACCTGTCGAAGTAAAGAGAATCTGTGCTGCTGGTCCAAGACCAGGAACTAGAGGGTTAACCGCACCAAAAGCAAGGTTAAGTGACTGTACTGGCGCTGTAACCTGTAAGGCTTGTGCCATATTAAGGTTTTTACCAGCAAGCGCACCTAGTAAGTTTCCAGCAAGTGGAATCTTGAACATAGGCTCTGTGCTGCCTGGTTCACGGTAGATAAATCCTTGGTCATCATCGTATGCCATACCTGAGATGTCATAGATGACGTTAGTGCCTTCTTTGTTAGCAGCGTCATACGCCTTAGCAAAGCGATACAAAGGAATTGGGTTTCTCGTAGCCAGTTGGCTCCACTTATACATGGTATTGGTATGAGCCTGTGCGAACGGAAATACTAAACGGTATGCTTGAGCCCACTGCTTTTGACGGCTAGCATCATAGAACAAGTCTTTAACATAGTTAGATGCTTCTCTAGCAGCCATCTGATGAATGGACTGCCAGTTTGCAGTACCTGCTTCTACTTTGCCAGAAGCAACCTTCTTTAATCTGCTATCAATAACTCTAAGAACTGGGTGTTTACGACCAAGGACTTTAACCTTGTTTCCAGTACGTATATTGACAGGGTTAAGAGTTCTAAGTGCTTGGTTTCTAACATACTTAAGTTCATCTAGGCTAAGCATATCAGCGTAGCGAGCAACAAAGTCCCAGTATGCCATCTGGTATTCAGGACCAAAGTTAAACTTGCTCTCTAGGCGTGAAGATAAGTTGAAGAAGGCGTCAACCATATTGTTGATTTCCTTCTTGCCTGGAGCGCCTACAAGGCTTTCTTTCTGGAATAATACCCTTGAACCAGAGAGGTCATCTGGGCTAAAGTTATCAACCAAAGACTTCTTGAAGGCACTTTCTAGTGCAGATAACTGTGTAGAATTCAAAGGTCCATCGAACCAAGGAATACCGATTGTAACGTTTCTACCGTTATTATTACGGAATGTTACTTTACCATCAGCAAGCAAGTCCATAATTACATGTGACTTAGGACCATTGCCTGCAATAGTACGCATTTGACCAGCAAGTGTGTGCTCTTGTGCATCATCGAAGAAGAAAGTGAATATCTTCTCAGGTGATAGGTCTGCTTTAGTAATATTCTCTGCATCTACTCCAGCATCTCGCAAGAACACGTTTTTAAGACCAGGGTTACGGTCATAGATACCTAGTACATAGTTGCGGATATCGCTATTAGGCTTATCAAAGTCGTTGATTACATCATCTACGAACTTACGCTTAGCGGCTTCATCTCCAGTAAGCATGAGTTTAGCAATCTTAGGATTGAAGGCATCGCTACCCCAACGATTAAGGGTGTGTGCTAAACCTTCAAAGAAGTTCTTATCACCAGAACCAACTACTTTGTAAACCTTAAATACTTCAGAACCCTTATTGCTACGATAGTCAGATACCGAAGCACGGCGGAAAGCCCACATCTGGTAGCCACGGACAGCCTCTAAGAACTCTCCCTCAGCCTCCACATTGTTGAATGCGTTGCCACCAAGGTCAAATTGATACTTAGCAACACGTTGCGCTAACTTACCACCCTTGCCAGAGTTGGCAACCATCATAGAGATGAACTGCATTGGGTGGGTAATGATGTTAGCGTGACCAGAGAACATCTGACGCATCTGCATTTCTGCGATGTTACGGATGATATAGGATGCACGGAATACCAACTGTGCGGTACGCCAGACATCACCCATCTCTTCAGCAAGAATTCTTCCCGCTTTAGCCTTGCTACGCAAGCCATTAAGTTGATACTTATTGAGTACTTTAAGCACTTCTTTGGTATCTGGAAGGAACATAGTTCCTTGGGCTAACTGATAATAGGCTAGACCGCCATCAATCTTAATTACGTCATTACCAGCATTATAAACAAGAACTTCTCCGTTTTCAGAGAGTTTACCTACTGTATAGGTGGTATCTGCGTTCTTTTGTACAGCATTAAGTTTAATTACATCTTTAAGGTCATTGATTGTTGACTCATCAGCACCAAAACGCTTAGCAAGGTCTTCAATCAGGTCATCCATGCCATTCTGGATAATCTTTGCTCGTTCTTGCTCGCTAGTGCTAGCAAACAACTTACGAGAGATATCATCTATGTACTTTTCCTGCCCTTGCTTACCAATAACGGTTTTAATCTGAGCAGAACTTAGCCAATCCTCTACGCTATTGACGGTATTGTTCAAATCACCTAGATTGATAGCAGTAGAGCGGACAAAATAACGGCTGAACATACGGTCAAGTTGTTCTGCCTTACGGAAAGATACATACGATATTGGATTAACCAAACGAGCAACTGGATTAGCGGTAAGTGCCGCAACTTCCTTGCGTAGTGTGGCTGAACGGAATATCTTAGGGTCAGTAGCAGGGTTACCTAGGTACGACAAGAATACGCGGTAGACATCATCTGTAGTCTTTGCAGCAGTAAGTGCTGCCACCATCTCAGTATCTAGTTTCTTACCAAAGAATCTATGTACCTTTAGTGGGTCAGTTTCTTTAGCAACTACTTCTGCAATCTGAGTAAAGCGTCTTCCAAGCATGAACTGGAATGCTTTGCTGAAGTCTGTAGCAAGGTCACCATTGTAACCTGCGGTAAGACCAACATTGTTCTGAGCCCACTCACGAAGGATGCGCTTCTCAGCAATTCCTGTTTCAAGGTCAATAATCTTACGTAGACCCTTGTATTCTGGGTCATTGATAATTGCCTTGCGTAGTTCTACATCTTGGTCTACGACGTTACGGAAGATATCAATTTCTTTTAGGCGTTGTTCTGACGCTTCTTTGTTCTTGGTGAGGACTTCAAGTTCTTGGCGAGTTTTGTTGATATCCTCATCAAGCGTCTTGACAGTAGAAAGTAACTTAGCCATGTTGGGACCAAGATTAGAAGGGTCAGCAATCTCTGCAATCGCATTTCCTACCTGCGCATTCTTTGCGGCTATACGTTTAGCATTGGTAACCATAACGCCACCAGTCTCACCGTAGATAGCACGGATATTGCTAATGCCGTCAAATTGCCAAATCTTCTGTATGCCTTCTAGCGCATACTGCATAGCACGAGCAGAGCCACCTGTTGCTTTAGCAGCAGCAATAGTGTTTAGGATATCTGCCAGTGTCTTAGGTTGGTCTGCAGCCGATACTGCCCATGAGAAACCTTTAAGTTCCATAGCATCGTTCTTGCTAGCCAAAGATACTTGGTCAAGCACAGCACGTACCTCAGGAGCAAGGTTGGCATCTGCCTTACCTGCTTCTAACCACTCTTCAAACTGTAAGCGGCGATTTACTTCTGCCTGCTTTTCTTTGCCAGGAAGTTTAGTGATATCTTCTGTTAGGTCAAGAAGTTTGAATGGTTCTTCTCCAGCAACAGTAACTGCGTACTCAGCATTGCCATGTGCGCCAAAAGATATGACTCCAGGCTTAGGGGCATCTCCTAGAACGATGTAGCCGTCAGTAAAACCTACAGTGTTAGCATTCTCAGCAGATAGTTTATCTATACCGCGGAGTAGTTCGCCATCATATACGCCAGGATTAGAGATAACCTCTTTGACGATGTTCTCATTGGCAAGAACCTGTTGAGCAAACTGGTCTTGAGAAAATGCTTTGTAAGAATCTTCTACAGTTATAAGCAGTTTGCTTACTGTAGGTTCTAGTGTTTCAAATCTTTGTTTTTCAAGTCTTTGTAGTTCGGTAGTCCTGCGCATCCATTTGCTGGTATTGCGCTTAGTGTACTTACCGATTAACTCTTCGCTCTCTTTAGCAAGAGTGGCAATCTCTTTATTATATTCTTCTACCTGTGCAGTAGGGCTAAATTGCTTAGCACTAGCCTTAAGCGCTGCTGCTTCTTTACCACCCTTGATAATTGCTCTAGCAGAACCTGCTCCGAACCACATAGATGGGTCAAGTGCTAGGTTTAGAGTAGCATCAACGAGACCAGACAGTACTTTGTAACCAGTTTTATCTGGATTTGACTCAATTGACTTGGCAACGAAACGACCAATGGTGAAAGATTCGCCATTAACCTTGCCATAGGCTGACATAGCCTTGGCTTGCGCCTTACCAACTCGACTTTGTGGGTCGATAAAAAAGCCATCCCCTGTTTTTACCCCGCCTTTGCCATCAATAACATCTGCAACTAGCGAACCAAAGAGTGTATTTTTTCCACCAAGGGTTGCTAAGTCTTTTGCAAAAAGTCCAAAGTCTTTTTCCTGTGCAATATCACGTCTGGTCTTTTTTCAACTGGGCAATACCATCAAGGGATACAACTTTGTTTATTCCAGGGGTATTGGCAGATAATCCTTGCTTCACCATAGACATAACGAGGTCTTTACTCATGCCAGGGTAGGCAGAAGTTATGTCATTAAAGTTTCTGTACATGTCAGGCGTAAGTGATGACATCTGAATCGCGATAGCACGATTACGTGCCTCGCCTTCATTAGCATACAAAGCCCGCATGGCGGGTGAAAGATTAGATTTCTGCAAATCTGCCATTAACGATTCTCTTCGTTAAACGCATTGACGATGTTAGCAAGAATGATTGAGTCAGGATTTGCCATAAACATAGCCCGTGCTAGCACTGCTGTTTGGTCAATTGCGTCAACTGGAGTCTGTTGTGCATTACGTCCACGTCCTGGACCGCCTTCAGCACCATCAGAAAGGGGCGCTTCATTGCCTTGCATAAATGCATCAGGATTTGGAATTGCTGCGGCAAGTGGATTCATGCCTGTTGCTGTTGCCTCAGGTGTATCCATTGGCGCTCCGCTAACAAGTTCTTGATTTCTCGCACGTTCACCGTATGAACCACCAGAAGCCTCTGCGATGTTACGTCCCTCGCGTTGAATCTTCTTTACGTTTCCGAGGTCATCTCTACGAGCAAACCGTCCTGGTCCTCCAGGTACATCTTGCATTGACATATTTAGTCCTCATCTTCGTCGTCTTCATATGGTTTAACTTCTGGATTCTTAGGGTCAACTATCCAATCAGGATAACTTGTCCTGTCCATAGCAAATGCTAAAGCAGTACTTTCATCCATTCCTGCTTTGCGTAACGAATCATAAACTTCTTTTGTGGCAATAGCCCAAAAATCTAATTTAGTTAAGATTGGTTCTTTGATTGTCTTAGGACGTCGTGTTGATTTCTTTACGACCTTCTTGACTGGTTTCTTCTTTGTTGCCACATTATCCCCCTAAGCCTGCCAATATGCTTGCTAAATCTGGTGCTTGTTGTGGGACCCCACCAGAAGGTTGTCCAGGAGCGACTGGGGACGGGGTAGCCTCAACTGGTCCTTGTGTGCCTGGCGGGGTCATCTCTGCCTGCGCAGGTTGCTCGGGTGTGAACACGGCAAGCGCAGCAGCCTCGATAGTGTCCCCATTGCGACGACGTTCAATAACGTCTGCAATTTTCTGAATAAGCGCAGATGGGTCTTGCCCCTGTGCAGCCATGGCAGGTATTGCTTGCGCTGTGGCTGTTACAGCAGCAGACAGATTGCTGCGCATCTTTTCGATTTCAATTCGTTGTTCTTCGAGCGATACGTTTACGCTCCATGGAAGTTCACGACGAATGAAATCCTTAGATACCAAATCGGCTCCAAGTGCCTGAAGAGAGAAAATCAAGGCTCGCGATGGGTCAAGTCCTGCCATCAAACCGTAACGTACTTCGATAGAAGTGTCACCTTTGATGTCTTTGCTTGGTTTGTACTTTAACTCGTACGGCGTACCCTGTGCGATACCCTTGACGCTCTTTTCTTTATCGAAAAGGAGTTCATCCATTTCGAAACATGTTGCGACAACATCTTCAAACACTTCGGTCAGGATTGTCTGTCCTGCCTTGATTTGAGAGTCGAATGCACCAAGCAATGCTTGTACGCCTTGACCAGTGATGATTGAAGCATCAATGGTTCCTGTACGTCCTTCAGGATAACGTGCACCCAAGCGAAGTTCGCTCTGGAGTGCAGCCTGTTCCTGAAACGCTGCTGCTGGTACATCTAGTCTAACGCGACCTACGCCTGCTGGCTGTGCTGTGCGGATAATCGCATCAGGACCCATTGGCATGTCGACGACATCTGTTGGAACAACAAGAGGAGCCTGGATAGACTTCTCTGCTGCTTCCATTGCAAGATTAGCAAAACGTGCACGTGCTAGTTGTACATACAGTACATCGTCAAATTGTCCACGTGTTTCTTCATCAAGTGAAGGACGTCGTGCTACAAAAACATTCATCTTGCCAAGAGGGTTTGCCGCGTAGTTAAGAACGAGGTTGCCTCTGTCTGGCAAGAACAATACAGTTACATTCGCATCACTATAGCGAATCATCTCGACCTTCATGCTGGTGTCTTGATTGAAACCATCGCGACCAAGCAAGATAGGTGCGTACTCTGGGTAATCTACTGCTAGTTCACCAAGAGTCTTGAAGTAACGCTTTGCGTATGCTACGCAACGACCAAATCTATCAAACTCTGGGTAACCACCCATTGGGTCTTCAACACGGATACGTGGAAGGTTAGAATCAAAATCAGGTTCTACATAGACAGGCAAGAAGCCGTATGAGAAATACCAGTCAGCACCCCAGTACATCTGTGACTGTAGGCGTGAATTGTAAACATAGTTGTTGGCAATCAAGGTGCGCTTATCAGCAAAAGCACGAGCGCGGTCATTATTGACATTGCTTGTAGCGCAGTTAAATGATGGAAGTGGTGCTAGAACCTCAGCCAAGTCGCGTGCTGCGACATCAACGAAGTTAGCCACCATGGGCTTGTCCATGCCTTCAGGGAACAAGTCAGGATAAATCTGACCCATATCACCTTTGCGTACAGCAAGGATATCCTGCATTCGTGCATCGCGGGCGCCATTGCGAATCTTGAGATTCTCAACCCGCCTTGCAATCGTTTGGATATCTAATTCCATCATAGTCCTATTCGTACACTGAGAACTCGTAGTCGTTTACGTTCATCACGTAACGCTGTTCGAGTTGTTTTCTTGTAGCCCATCTGTTTACAACGTGACTCTGGTTAAAGTTGTTACTGCCAATGATTTCCCTGGCGCGTAGTTCACAGAACCACAGAGCCATCACACAGTCGGTCTTACCCTTAGTGTCAGGCTTCCAAGTAATCAATTGTTGTATCAATGACTTAATACCCTCAGAACCATCCTGAGAAGGAAGTTCTATCAGGTTGTCATCTTGATGCACACCGTTACGTACAGTCCCAAAGAGACCAGACATAGCAGCAACACCGAAAGATGTGTCCCATTTGTTCTTACCTGTAAACTGGCTAGAGAATCTAACCCCTACTGAGGCAAGGAATGAACGCAAGTCATCATCAAGCGCATAGGCTTTCTGGTGAGCATTGATTTCAATTCGTAATTCTTGTGGTTGGTACTTCTCGACCCAGTCATTAATCAGTTCACGAATCTTGGCTGGGGTAGGTTCTGTCATATTGACAACATCAAGAATGTACCTTTGACGCGTATTGCGGTCTACTGTCATCACAACAGCCGCAGTATTTCCTGTCATCGCAGGGTCTAGACCCATAATGGTGTACCAGGAACCGCGTTCTCTAGGATGTCCAGGGGCGCCTGGCTTTAGAGGACCACGCTTTCGCATCCTGTTGAGCGAACCTTGGACACACGCAGGGGCAAAGATAGAATCTTCTTGTACATCTTGCTGTTGGTAGACCAGTGCCCAGGCTGACGGAGAAACTTCACTCCTTCTTCGATAGAGTGCTGGTCCGTCCCATTTAGGATATAGACCGTTTTCATCAGGAAGTACCGTCTCATCCGAACCCTCCCAGGGTATATGGCTCTTTGCCCAGAGAGTAACCCAGTTGGCTGGGTCCTCATCTAGTTCTAAAACTGCGGGCATGGCAAAATAGGTGAAGGGGGTCTTACCGTTACTCCAATGTTCACCATTACGGATTTCCCTGTAAAGGTCATTAGAGGCAATACGTGTCCCCACAATAAGCAACTTACCGTTATCACCCAGACGGGTAACAACATCTCGCTGTAGCCAGAGGAGTTGCTTTTCCCACTCATGAGCGTTGGAGGTTGTCACAACGTCATCTAGGATAATCAGGTTAGAACGGGGCACCAGTAATCTGACCACCAATACCTAGCGCCTGTACGGTTGGGTCCTTCTCGGTGGAGTCGCGGCTGAGGTAGATACGGTCAGCCTTCCAGGTATCTGCGTCCTCTTTCCATCCTCCAGCAGAACCGTAGACGGCTTGGAGTTTAGACCAGCGCTCGTGGCTCAGACGCTGCTTGATGGAGTAGAGATACTCCTTAGCGCGTTCTTGAGTCTTAGAGACAATCGTAATCTTGACATTCGGGTCCATCGCAATCCGATAGACGCAGTAGTTGACCGTGATGACGGTAGACTTGGCATGCTCGGGCGGGACATTAATCAGCAACCTTTTGGTGCTCGAAGGCTCATAGGTCATCGCTGGATGTAACCAAGACGGCTCACGCCCCTCAAGTACATCAATCCAGGACCTATGGTGAGGAAAGATGGGTGAGTCTAAGAACTCTGCCGAGAACTGCTCGAAACCTATCTTGTACTTGGCATCCCCTGTGACGATGCTGAGGGTGCGCTCGCCTTCTTCCCTGGCGGCTTCAAGTTCTTTGACAAACTTAGGGTCTTTCCGCCAGTCCTTCATCACGTCAGGCTTCCTGCCAGCCCTAGCCAGGGCGTCTTGCAGGTCTAACCCTTGACGGACGAAATCTAAAACCTTGGACTTTGCCTCCTTAAGTCTGGCAACATTATGATGCTCAGAGCCTGATTTGGCAGCCATATAAATCCTCCATAATAATCCCCCTTCGCTCAGCGCCTCTAGGCGCTTCGCTACCCCCTAAAGAAAAGCGAGGCAGTCCCATAGACTGCCGAGCGGGAAGGATATTCGCTTCCGTGTACCGCTCATATCCTTACATATATACTAACCCGTTCAAATACCTAAAACGAACGCTTTATAACAAAACTGTTACCTAGATTACATATAATATGGACATTACGGGCACACTCGGAGCAAATACTGGAAAAATATTATTTGCGGAGAGTGTGTACCTAGCGCCCCTGGCGCTATAAAAACTGGGGTCGCGTAGCGACACGTAGGGAAAGAGAGCGAGCGAAGCGAGCACCTTTCCGTCTTTGGTGCGAACGAGCGAAGCGAGTGAGCGCGTTTTTTGTGTCGGGATTAAAAGGGGGGCGTTTGTGTTGGGGGACTCTCTGCGCTTGAGTCTGTGGGCATGCGTACGATTATCGTACGGGGCGCGGTAAGTTGCTTTTGGATTCGATTTATGGGAAAATTCTTTCAGGGTTGA